CTACGCTCGGAAGCGGTCAGGTCGTTTATAACGCACCTTACGCGCAAAAATGCTACTACGCAAAGTCGACCCATTTCTCCCCGGCGAAGCACCCACAGGCTTGTGCGCAATGGTTTGAAAAAGCCAAAGCAATACACAAGAAAAAGTGGCTCGCAGGAGTGGACGGGGTCATTAAGGGGTAATACAGATGGCAAACACGAAATTTACAAACGACGGCGCATATCTGGTGCAGGCTCTGCTCGAAAAGATAAACAGTTGGGAAGAAAAGCCGTGCGAGGTGAAACTCGACGAACTCGGAGAGAAGCCTCCGGCAATGATGCTCCAACCCCTTTCACGGGCAAGAGTCGTGCGTCAGTATGTGGACGGCAGCTATATCGGCGTCCTTGCATTTGCGGTCTTTATCCGTGTAAATTCACTCGACACCCGGACGCGCCTCAACGCGACGGGAGTGCTGAACAATCTCGGAGACTGGCTGGAAGAAAAGGACGAAAACACGAGGGAGTACAAAAACCTCCCTGTGTTCAATCACGACACGCAGGCTCGAAGCATCGAAATGAGCGCGACACCGTCTATCGCTACGCGGTATGACAACGGGTACGAGGATTTTCAGGTGATTTTCGAGATGCAATATTACAAAAAACGGAGGTAACACCAAATGTCTAAACTCATTACGAGAGACCAGATGCAGGCTTACGCAAACTGCGGCGCGGCACAGGAGGAGAACTACAACCTCATTGGCGAGGGCTTTACCGACCTTTCGGAGAGCAAGAACGCCAAAGAGTATTCGCGCCAGTACGTACACGAGAGTACGGAGCGTTCCGATGTCGTGGGCTATTCCCCCTCGATTTCGTACTCGTTCGATATGTATCAGGACGACCCTGTCTGTGAGAAGATCGCGGAAATCACCGATGGCGAAAAGACGGGCAACGACGCTCACATCGACATCGTTGTGGTGCATCTTTTCGACGGCGGCGCGAGCGCGGCAAGAGCATTCAAGCGCACCTACGCTGTTATTCCTGACAGCAAGGGCAGCGGCACGGAGGCTCTTATCTACACCGGCACGCTGAAAGCAGTCGGCACGGCGGTCGAGGGTACATTCGACACCGCTACCAAGCAGTTTACCGCAGCCGCAGCCGCAGCCGCAGCGCAGGCGGAATAATTTAAGGAGGTATTGAGCCAATGAGCCAGACCGAAAACACCTATTTCAAGCACAATGATTTCGAGGGAGAGTTCGACGTACTCGACGCGGACTCCGCAGAACTCCTCGAAAAGTCTATGGCGCAGCTTCGCGAGGACGAAAAAGACCTCCCCAAGACGGGAAGTATTTCGGACATCGTTAGAAGCCAGTGCAAATGGCTTCGCGATTTCTTTGACCGTATCTTCGGAGAGGGCGCAGGCGTGAAGATTTGCGGCGCGAGAGACAATTTCCACATTTGCAGAGATGCTTATGTAACATTTCTTGACTTTGTCGAGATCCAGAAGCAGGACTATGTCAACTCCACGAACGCGGTGCGCTCCAAGTACAGCGCAAACCGCGCGCAGAGAAGACACCCGGCAACTGCACCTAACGGCAAGGGCAAGAAGTGAGAGCAAACATTCTTATCGACTCTCTCCCCGAAACCGTCGAGGTGGACGGGAGAGAGTTTTCGATAAACAGCGACTTCCGAACGGGCATTCTCTTTGAACTCCTCATTTACGACGACGAAGTGAAGCCAGAGGACAAAGTCGCACAGATATTCGACCTCTATTTCGAGGACGACCCGGACGTGCCGAGAACGAAAGCCGCCGTCGATGCCTTGCTTGCTTTTTATAGGTGCGAGAAGCACGAGAACAAGGCGGCAAAAAGGCTGGCGAAACGCACGAACGGAGGGCAACAGCCCAAAAGAATTTACGACTTTGAACACGACGACGCATATATCTACGCAGCTTTTCTGTCCGAGTACGGCATAGACCTGAACGACATCGAGTATTTGCATTGGTGGAAGTTTTCGGCTATGTTTGCGGCACTCGGAGACGACCAGAAAATTTGCAAGATTATGGGCTATCGCGCGGCAGACCTTTCCAAGATAAAGAACAAGCAGGAGAAAGAGCGAATGACGCGCCTCAAGGTCCTTTACGCGCTCCCGAACGCGGCGAGCAAAGAAGACAAAGTCGCACACGCGGCAAGCGTGTTCGCAGGAGGTATGAAATGAAAATAAGCGGTCAGCCCGTACCAAAGGTTGCGACCGAGCGCAAGTGGGCGGTATGCCCGAATTGCGGAATGAAAGCAACCATTTTTGACGACACCGCAAACTGTCACGGGGTATGGGTGAAATGCACCAGAGGGTGCAAGAGCGAATTTGAACTCGTCGTAGAAGACGGCGTGCAAATCTTACCCCAGAAAACATAACTACGAAAGCACATTGAGCCATTGCGCCGTGCAAATCATCACAAAGCAAAGGGCAATTATTGCCCCTGCCAAAAAGAGAGGTGATTTGAATGGCAGACGGCTCTGTATTGATAGATACAAAACTTGACGAAGATGGTCTCGCGGAGGGGCTGTCTTCTCTCGGCAGTAAAATTGAGTCGGGCATAGCAACGGCTCTTAAAGCCGCCACAGCCGCGCTCGCGGCAGTTGGCGCATATTCGGTCAAGGTCGGCTCGGACTATGAAGCAGCTATCGCAGGCGTAGCGGCAACGATGGGTACGACCGTAGACCAGATCGGAGAAATATCCGACAAAGCAAAGGAACTCGGCGCATCGACGGCGTTCTCGGCATCGCAGGCGGCGGAGGGCTTTAATATCCTTGCGCAGTCAGGTCTAAAAGTCGACGAACAGTTGGCGACCATCGACGCAACCCTCGCGCTCGCCGCCGCAGGAGAAATGACGATGGCGGAGTCGGCAGGCTTCTTGACTACTACGGTCAAGGCGATGGGGCTTGCGATGGAGGACACGACGTATATCGCCAATATGTACGCCAAAGGCGCGACCATGGCGAACACGTCAACGACGCAGTTCGGTGAGGCAATGACCGGAGCAGCTTCAATGGCTGGCGCGTATAACCAGTCGTTGGAGTCCACAGGAACGGCACTCCTCTTGCTTGCGGAAAAGGGCTATCAAGGCTCGGTCGCAGGTACATACCTCGGCAGAGCGATGGCGGATTTGTATTCGCCAACGGACATAGCGGCAGGCGCGCTGGAAGAACTCGGCATTTCAGCATACGACGCAGAGGGCAAACAGAGAGACTTCCTCGAAGTTATCAACGACCTCAACGGCGCATTCGCAACAATGACCGAGGAGGAAAAAGCGGCTTACTCTGCAAGCATATTCACTACGGCAGGCTTGAAAGCCTTTAACTCTATCTCCGCGAACTCCGCAGAAACCATTGCGGACTTCAAAGCAGAACTGCAGGACTGCACCGACGCGGCGCAGGCGATGGCAGACACCAAACTCGACAACTTGCAGGGCGACCTCACGATAATGAAGTCGGCGGCTGAGGGATTTGGTATTGCTATGTACGAGGGCGTGAATGCGCCCCTGCGCGATCTTGTGCAGTACGGCACGGGATTGATAGACCAATTAAGCAAAGCGGTAACAGAGGGAGGATTTCAAGGGCTGGCGACAGCACTCGGAGATGTTCTTTCGCAGGCAGTCTCCAAAATCCTCGAATACGTACCGACATTTATTGAGTGCGCGGTAAACCTCGTTTCTGGACTTGTTCAGGGATTGACGGAGGCAGCACCGACAATTGTAACGAGCCTTACGAGCGTTCTCGGAACACTCGGAGAGGCATTCATCAGCATTACGGGAGACCTTACGGTACTCGCCGGAGAACTCATTATCGGCATTTGCGACGGACTCGCGGCAAACGCCGGAACGCTCATTACCACGCTTGCGGACGCACTCGGACAGATGCTCGCAAAGGTTGCGGACTATCTGCCGAAAGTTGTGGAAGCAGGCGCAGGACTCATTACAGCCATAGCGGAGGGGCTTCTCAACGCCGTACCGACGCTGCTGGCATCTCTTTCGGACATTCTTAACAGCCTCGTGACGGCGTTCGGGCAGCTTCTCCCGACACTGATTTCGCAAGTCAGCGGAATTGTAACGATGATTTGCGACACCCTTATCGCCCAGATGCCCGTATTGCTCGACGCGGCGACGCAGTTGTTCAATGCGATTTTGGAGGCGATACCCGGCATCGCGCAGGCACTTGCTACGGAATTGCCGAAAATCGGCGCAAAGATAATCGAGACCCTTACGACCCTTATTCCGATGGTTGCGGAAGCAGGAGTCGCGCTGTTCGAGTCGCTGGTCGCGCAGCTTCCTACGGCGATCTCGACCATCACAGCCAAATTACCGACGCTTATCAAGGGCATCGCAAGCGGTATAAAGAAGACCGCAGGCGTACTCGTGGACGCGCTCGTTATGGCGTTTACGGCGGTAACAGACGCTTTGCCGGAAATCATTTCCGCCATCGTAGCCTGCCTGCCGGAACTTGTTCAGGGCATCGTAGACGCTTTGCTCGAACTCGTGCCAGCCATCATCGAATGCGGCCTGCAACTGTTTACGGCTCTTATAGGCGCACTCCCCACAATAATCGAGACCATTTGCGGAGCAATCCCGACGATTATTGACAGCATTGTGAGCGCGATTACGCAGCTTCTCCCGATGCTGATTGAGTGCGGAATACAACTATTTACAGCACTCATAGGCGCGCTTCCGACGATTATCCAGACGATTTGCGGAGTCCTGCCGACCATAATTGACAGCATCGTAAACGCCCTTTTGACCCTTGTACCCCTTATCATTCAATGCGGAATACAACTGCTCACCGCGCTTGTAAACGCATTGCCGGAGATTATCTCCACCATAATCGCGGTCATTCCGACGATTATCCAGAGCATTATAGGAGCGATTTTACAACTCCTGCCGATGATAATTGAGTGCGGCATTCAGTTGCTTACTGCTCTTATCGACGCATTGCCGCAGATTATTGTCACTATCTGCGAAGCCCTGCCCCAGATTATAGACTCCATCATTTCCGCGCTCTTGGAAATGATACCGCAGATTATCGACTGCGGCATTCAGTTGTTTATGGCTTTGGTGGAGGCTTTGCCCGACATCATTCAGGGGCTTTGCGAGGCAATTCCCACGATCATAAACGCAATCATTGACGCGCTGGTTACGCTCATTCCGATGCTCATTGACTGCGGCATTCAGTTGTTCCTCTCGCTCATTGAAGCCCTGCCGGAGATTATTGCCGCCATTTGCGAGGCTTTGCCGACCATAATTGACAGCATCATTTCTGGCTTGCTTGGAATGATACCGCAGCTTGTGGAAGCAGGAGTTACACTGTTCCTCTCGCTCATTAAAAATCTGCCTTACATAATTGTCGAACTCGTCAAGGCTGTGCCGCAGATTATTGGCGCGATTGTGGACTGCTTCGGCTCGATGCTCGGAAGCATTGTCGAGGTAGGAGCGAACATTGTCCGAGGCTTGTGGGAGGGCATTCAAAGCCTTGCTGGCTGGCTCTGGGACAGCGTTTCAGGCTGGATAAGCGGAATTTGGGACGGCATCTGCGATTTCTTCGGCATTCACTCGCCGTCGAAACTGTTCGAGGACGGACTCGGCAAAAACCTTGTGTTGGGTCTGGCTATCGGTATCGACGAAAACTCGCAGGAAGCCGCCGACTCTATGGCCGCGATGCAAGACGACATTATGGACGCTATCGACGCGCAGGAGATGGTCGCCCACGTCCGCACAGTCGTAGACGAGACGCAGGGAGAGTATTACGATGCCGCTGTGACCTCCAAAAACTCCGCAGGAGCGTATGGAGACGACGACACGGACGAAGACAACCCCGACGACGAAGACGGCGGAAATAAGCCCCTATACATCGAAAATCACATCAACAT